TTATTGCTAATTATTAAGCCGTCTAATCTACAACCAATTGCGGAAGTTAGAGTAAACTTCATTAGCAAAAATGGTCAAAAAAAACTATGGCAAACCACATCAGTGACCTATTATCCGGTGGATATTAGTACGGCAATAGATAAAACTTTAATTATGGCGGCTGGATTCAATTTATTTGATCAACTACTTGCCGCTTATGCAGATTTAAGTAATAGAACGGCTTTAAACAGACTAATAACTACTTATTTTGATGCGATCCAGGATAACAAACCGCATATCAAATTCATTATGCTCATGATGATTGTCGAAACCCTTCTTGGGGATGATAAAGAGGCGGGAATAAACTATAAAATCAGAAGGACATGCGCAGTATTTCTTGGTGAAGACTTTAAAATGAGCGAGACGATATTTGCTAACATCAATAAAATTTATTCTGCAAGATCAAAAATTGTTCATAACGCTACTTATGAAGCATGTACTGAAGAAATGATTGATTATTTGCACCATTTGGTATGTGAGGTCTTTAACACGCTATTGCTGTCAAAAATTAAATTTCATGAAGTCTTTAAGATCGTTAATCAATATGGGTATGGTGAAAGAAAAAAACTACTTAAAGACAATGGGCTTGGAAAAGATAATAGGTTCATAAGTAATTACAGTTTTTTAGGTAGAACAATAAAAAAGTAGGATTAGTCAGGCGGTAGGAATTGACGATTGGAATTTGTGAAATGGATTTGACAAAACCGCAATTTATTGATGTTGACGCGGCGGCAATTGTAAGCGACATGGTGACGGACTATGAAACCGCCACCGGCAAGAAACTTGCGCCTGCGCAGGCAGAGCGGCTGTTAATAAACGGCTTCGCATACAGGGAGTATATACTGCGTACCGCAATCAATGAAGCGGCCCTGCAAAACTTGGTACCCTTTGCCAGTTTCCCGGCGCTGGATTACCTTGGTGAACTGGTAGGCGTTCGCCGCCTGCCACCGAGCAAGGCGCAATGTCTCATCCGGTTTACGCTGGTTGCCGGTCATGGCAGCTTGGTTATTCCCGATGGCATTCGTATTCAGAGCGTGGACGGGCAGGCGATATTTATCACTACAGAGGCAAAGACCGTCGACAGCACCATAATGACCGCCGATGTAAAGGCAGAATGCACGGCGGAAGGCAACGTTGGCAATAATTACGAGCCGGGAGATATTTCCCTCATCCTTGACCCACACGCATACATAGCCACGGCAACCAACCTGGACACCAGCAACGGCGGCGCAGATGAAGAAAACAACGAGGAACTGCGAGAGCGTATCAAGCTGGCCCCCGCCGGTTTTTCCAATGCGGGTAGCAAAGGCGCTTACAAATTCTTTGCAAAGTCCGCGCACCCCTCCATTATCGACGTGGCCGTTACTTCACCTATTCCGGGTCAGGTTAATATTTATCCTTTGCTGATAGACGGAACGCTGCCCTCACCGGAAATTATAGACGCGGTATTTGCCAAATGCAACGCAGATAAAGTACGCCCGCTTACCGATACCGTTGTCGTGCAGGCCCCGGTTATGGTCAGCTATGCCCTTGTTGTAAATCTTACGCTGCTGACCAATGCCATTACCACCGATGTAATAAATGAGGTAACGCAAAACCTGCAAGCCTATGTAAACGACCGTAAAACACGCCTCGGCGTGGACGTGGTCGGTGCGCAGGTCATAAGGCAATCCAATGTAGCCAGTGTTTATAAAGCGGAGGTCATAAGCCCCGCCGCGGATATAGTCGTGGCGGAGAATGAATATACCACTTGTACCGGCATTACAGTAAACGTAACAGGATTTAGTGATGAGTAACAAAGACGTGATACTGGCTAATAGCATTGCGGGCGTTCCGCATTTCGCCGCCTTCGACCTGATCGCAAAGAAAAGGCTGGAGGCGTTACAACTGGACGCGCTGCTGGTGTACCTGATTGATACGGTATCGGAGGAGGCGCTTTCCTTCCTTGCCGACCAGTTCGACGTATTGGGTTATAAAGGGCTGCGGCTGGCAACGACAACAGAGCAGAAGCGCGAAGTAATAAAACGTGCCATTGAACTGCACCGTTTCAAAGGCACGGTATGGGCTGTAAAGGAAGCCCTTAAAACAATCGGATACCCGGACGCGGTACTTACCGAGCATGTAGGAACCGGCGCGGGAGCATGGGCAACGTTCCGCATAGAAATAGACGCGGGCAATAATCCCGTATCAGCGGCAGCGGTGGACGAACTGGTGCGCATGATTGACGAATACAAAAACGTCCGCAGTCACCTGCTGGACATTTCTTATAAAATCAGTTTCGACCCGGATAGTATAACGCTCACCGATGAAAGCTACGAAGGCCCCGCCGTGGAAGACAGCGACGACCTGTACGTCGGCGGCGACTTCCGCTATAACGGTGCGTACACCTATAACGGGGACAGGAACTACAGCACGGACACAGATATTTTGACAGTAACGATTATATGATGAAGGACGGAATAAAGGCAAAGGGGCTTTTCAATGTAAAGGTCATTGAAGCCGCGACGGGAAAAATACTGGAGGACTACACGGACAACAACCTCGTAGTTACGTTAGGCAAGGCTAATACAGCGCAGTTGCTTGCGGGCGCGGTAACGGGCAAGAAGATAAGCAAGATTGCCGTCGGTGAAGGAACCGTGCCACCGGATGTAGCGGATACGGCACTCACTACGCCGTTCATTAAAAACGTGGACGGCTATTCATTTCCGAATACTAACGAGGTACTGTTCAGCTGGACGATAGAAACGACGGAGGCAAACGGACTGAACATTACCGAGTTCGGGTTAATGAATGACGGCGGTGTATTGTTCGCAAGGAAGATACGCTCCGTTATCGTTAAAAGCGCCGCTATCAAACTGGTAGGCACGTGGAAAATCACAATCAATTAAAGACACAGCAGTATGGCAAATTTGACGGAAACGGCAACGTGGGAAGCGGGGATATACCAATTAGAACAGACAGACCTTGTAATAGGCGGGCCGGGAGGTATCTCCAATACACAGGGGCAGCAATTAGCCAACCGCACAACCTGGCTCAAAGGTCAGATAGGTGTGGCAAACCGTTTGGCAGACACCGCATGGATAGACGCAAATACAACGCTTACCGCTGCCCACGCCGGTAATGCGATTATAGCAAACGCGGACAATAAGACACTTACCATTACGCTGCCATTAGGTAGCAGCGTACCCAAAGGAACGATCATACCTATAACAGCTATCAATGTCAATAAATCACAGGTGACAATAAGGACAAACTCCTACACAGTCGGCTATCCCTTCGGCATCACCTACAATGACATTATTCAATACGGTGGCCAGAGCAGGACGACGATGTTCCTCGGACAAGGCGATAGTATATGGCTGGTGAAAGGAGACCCTCCTCCGCCCATTTTAGGCGGCGGTATCATTTATCTGACGGGCAGTTATTGGTATGCGATAGAAGTAAAGGGCAATTTTGACGATGTGGGCGAGGCCACGTATTCGTACAAAGTTTTGCCTAACATGATCGAGGCAAACGGTCAAATGTTGAATCGTGTGGATTATCCCCGCCTTTGGGAGTTTGCTAACAGTATCCCCGGTGGCCTACCAACAGACGCGCAGTGGCTGGCAGGTACAGGCGGGCAGGTAAACGCTTTCCGAGGCTGCTTCAGCTATGGCAACGGCAGTACAACATTCCGTGTGCCAGATCTCCGCGCTATGTTTCTCCGCGCCCTTGATAATGGCAGGGGCATAGACCTCGGCAGGGTAACAACCGTACCCGGTGGTTATGAAAAGGACGAAGTAATAGCACACAACCACATTAATGGAAGTTTTGATCGTTTGATGCGTTATGACAATGGTTATAATACGACCAGTACCAGCGCAGACTATACCGCGGGTGAACCAGATATTTATAACAGCGCTCAGATATTGCCTTACGGCGGCGCGGAAACGCGCCCTAAGAACGTAGGGTTAGTAGCGCAGATAAAAGCATAAACAAATGAACCCGGCAAAGCAGACATTACGAAACAAAGTATCACTCAATATTCCCGACAATCACGCGCGTGCCGTTACACCCGCCTTGCTTCGGGAAGTACTGGAGAACATGCTCGATTTTTCCGAGGATGTGGCAAGCGGCGGCATACAGGATTTGACCACGACGGAGGATAGCGTGGAGTGGGACGTGGAATTAGGCAACAAAGCGGCGATCACGTTAAGCGATGATGTGGCGCTATTCCTTACAAATGCTGTACCCGGCGGGCTGTACTGGCTAACGGTCAAACAGGATGCAACCGGCGGGCACACGCTTACGTTTCCACCGGACAGCATTTTTGAAAACGGGGAACCGACACTAAATGACATGCCAGGAGCAACAACTGTCTTACCCATACTGTTCGACGGTACGAATTACCTGTGGCCCGGCAAAAATGGAAATGATACCGCTGCTACATTATGGCAGCGGCTGGATTGGTAATTTTTTTAAAACAACAAAATACAATAGACTATGGCAGGAAATGCTCAATTGAAAGTGTTTAAGGTAAACGTATTACCGGGCACGTTAGAGGCGAACGCAATTTATTATGTGAAGACGGGAGCAATGTTCCGCTGTTATCTTACCGACAACACCGGGGCCATTGTTCAGGAGGATTCGGTAACGGCTGCGCAATTAGCTGGCAAACAAAACGCCAGTACGGAGCTGACAACGATTGCCGGTATTGCCGCGGCGAATAATGATATTATCCAGCGCAAGGCAGGCGTATGGGTCAACCGAACACCCGCGTTATTCAAGGTGGATTTAGCTCTTGCAAAAACCGACGTGGGCCTCGCTAACGTGGACAATACCTCGGACGTAAACAAGCCCATTTCAACGGCAACGCAAACAGCAATTAATAACACCAATGCGACCATTACCGCGCATACCGGCAATACGGCAAACCCGCACAGTACGACATTGGAGCAGGCACGTACTGCGGGTAATATTCTGGCGGGCGCTATCAACATGAACGGCAACCGCATACAGAATTTACCTGATGCGGCCTCATCCTCAGAGCCGGTAACAAAGTCGCAATTTGATGCAGTCAATAACTCGGCGGGGAGGCAGCGTGGGGAACTAGACTGCTCCGCCAATCCTAACTATCCAGGTTCTAAGGCAGGTGACCGTTGGGAGGTAAGCGTAGCAGGTAAGATCGGTGGCACTCAGGGTATTGACGTGGACGTGTACGACGAAATTGTTTGTAAGACAGACAGCGTGGGCGGTACGCAGACAGCTGTAGGTTCGAGCTTCTATGTTATACAGGGTAATTTAACACGAGCTACAGAAATAGTAACAGGCTATTCCCGTATTGCTACCCCGGAAGAAGCAAACGCGGGGACGGATAATACTACGTTCATGACACCGCTGAAGGTGAGGCAACAATTAGATGCGACAGCGGTAAAAACTTCCGGCAATCAGGTCATAGGTGGTGTAAAAACATTTAGCTCATCGCCAGTTATTCCTGATGCGGTAAATAACAACGAGCCTACATCAAAACAACAGGTATCCTCCATGATCACCGCTTCGGGCTCGCATACCCACCCGAACATTGCAGTATTGAATAGCCTCGTCGATGTAGGCGACGGCAAAAGCCTTGCCTATCAGGGATCGCCGGTAATGCGTTGGGAAACGGTCGAATGGTAAAACGAAAACAGAGGACGTAAGAAATGGCAGTGAACAGATTATTGAAATTGTACAAAGTGGCGGAGGAACCGGGAGCATTGACCCCGGACTCCGTTTACATTATCAAAAAGCCCGGTGACACCGGCTTTGACATAAAGGTATCCGACGCGGGCGGCGGTGTCCTGTATTCCATGAATTGCTGCGCCGATGGTGGAGGGAGTAACCCCGGTGGGGGCACAACAACGACGTTGGCGTATAAATCCTATACTGCGATCCTCGTACAAAGAGACCAGTTTCCGCCTAATATAGCGACGGAATTACAAAACGATTTCCCCGGCGCTACGCCGCATACAATCTACAACGGGCCGGGTATGTATAGTATCATTATGCCGGGCGTGTTCACGGAGCGAACATTAGTGTTCTGCGCCGCAATGGATACCGATATTGCCAAGACACGCCTTGCCGCCGGAAGATATACTGCGGACGGTGAAATTCAAATAGATTGCGGGCAGGATAATAACATTATCCAGCTGGACGTAAGGATATATGAATAGTACAAAAGTTGGACTATTACACTCAACGGGTAATGACCATCTTTGTTTCACATTCGGGAAGTGAAGCGGAAACGGTGAAGTTAGAACGGGAGGCGGCAAAGGATAAAAGAGAAAAGAGGATATAGAGCGCCGCTTCCCGTATTCCCAATATACCGGCAAATGTGATGAGAGAATTTGTGATGAAGACGATTGCGGGAAAAATAATAGCACACGCCAGCCCCACTTTATTAGCTGCCAGCGGCATCGGGGCATTAATCCAAAAATATATTTTCAGCGATACCGAGTATCTGACCTGGCTCTTTATTGCCGTATTGGTTGACCTGATTACAGGCATTACCAAAGTGTGGGTACAAAGCGGGTTAAGTCACGTTACCAGCCAAGGGCTGAGAATGACCGTACTCAAATTTATACAGTACGGCTCGTTTCTTATTATAACCCATCTGCTTGTTCATTTTACTGTGAACGGTAAAAGCATGTCTCCGATTG